TCGATGCCGCTGGTGGCGAGCGGCGTAGTCTCGTATTTCAGGGCCTGGAACGGGATCGTTATCATCTGTCCTCCCTCCCCAGTGGTGGCCAAGTCCGCCCCTCCCAATTTGACCCTCGGCAGGAAGAAGCTCATCGCCGGAGAATTCGGCGCCGAACTTGTGGTGAGATAGGCCATGATCTGGATCTCGGACTCGTTCTTGAAGTCGTTGATCAACGTCGGATCATTAAAGAACGCCGTCATCTGGCCGGTGACATTTGAGCGCCCTGAGAAAATCTCCGGCACTATATTAGAACCGACTACCGGGTCTGCGGTCTGTTGCAATGTGTGCGTGATATCGAGCGAGGTGATGACGGCGATATTGCTGCCATCAACCCGCAGCAGGCCGTTGACCGCGGCCAACAAACCAGTAGTCGCCGCTGGCGCGGGCGCGGTGAAGAATGGCGCTGCCGCCGCGGTGAACAATTCCATGTCGCGTCCGGTGAGACTGAACTCGATCGTGCTCATGCCGGTGGCCGGCAGTTTTAGCGCAAAGCCGCCCATACGGCATTCGGTGAACAACCGCGCGATATCGACATCATCATTATAAATCTCAACCGCGAGCTTGCGCCGGACATGACCCGTCGACGGAATTGACACTGTCGAGCCGACCGACGTCAAGGTAAACGTGCTTTCGGAAGCGGCGGTAGTCGGCGGCGGATAAACCGACACGGTGCGGTTAGAGGTGCCGCCAAAACCGGTAATGACGAAATTGGTGGCGTTGTTGGCCGTCGCGGTCAAACCGGAAAACCGGATGCCCATGCCGGAACGCAATCCCGCCGCCACCGGATCACCGCCGCCAAACGTCAACGTGCTGGTGGTCCCATTGGCTGTCATCGATGTCAGCGTCGTGTTGCTGGAGCTCACCGCAGGCACCCAGGTCGAGCGCAGCGATGCCTCAAAGAAGCTTTGATAGGAATGCGGTGACAACTCGCCGGAGACATTGCCAGCGACCCTTCGGACGCCATGCCGGAAGTCGGCGATCTGCCGATCCGACCGAATTTCATTGGACTGGTAGGTATCTTTTGTGAACGCCAGCGTACTCGCAACGCGGCGCAGAATCTGGCCGCCGCTCGGCCCCGGATCAGTCGCCGAAACCGCAGGCGTGCCCGGTATGATGTCCGGGCTTGTATAGAATTTATAAGCTATGCGCGCACTTACGCCTTCTGCGAGGGGCATGGTGATGAACTCCGTCAGGGATTAAAGGGGCAACGACTAACCGACCAGGTCGAAGATCACGACCGCCTCGGCCACGGCAATTTGGTAGTTGGAAACATCCACCGAAAGACCAGGCACCGAGAAACTAGATCCCGAGCCGAGCGGGAATACGGGTGCGCCGAAGCACGAGATCACGTCATCCCGATACGAGCGCAATTGGGCGGCGATGGGTTCGGCATACGCGGCTACGGTCTCGGCACCATAGCCCATCGGCGAGAACACAAAGATTTCGACCCGCATCCGGTTGCGCCAGACATTGTTGCCGCGCCCGCCGCCGAAGCTGACTGCGATTTCGCCCTCGTTGTTGTATTCCACGAATGCGAATGGACTCGGGGTGTCCGGCAGCAGCGCCGCATCGTCGCCCTTGAAATAGACTGGATAGCCATAGTTGCCTGCGTTGATCCGCTCGCGAATCCGCGCGATGGCTTCCGATGTGGTGACCGCCATCAGCCCACCGCGACCATCTTCAGCGCGATCAGCGTCCCGCCTGGCATGATCTCCATGACGTTTTTAATCGCCATCTCCTTGCCGCTACTGACGCGCCCATCCGTCAGAGGCGGCGTCGTATCCGGGACATCGCAGCCAAAAAACCGGGTTACCAGATGATCGTTGGTGTTAACCTGCGGGTTCATCCCGGCGAATGTATCGACCAGCGACCAGACCAAAAGATTACCCTGCACCACGCCACCGACCAGCGCGGTATCAGGTGCGTAGATCACATAGGCCCGCGCCAAGGTATCCGTGGAAGTCCTGGCCGGCCCGGTGCCGGTGTATCGCCTGATCCCGATCCACTGGCCGACCTTGGCAATCTTGCGTTGGTATTGCGCGAGCAATTCGCTGGCGCGGCTCATACTTCGACGACCCGATAAACCGACAACAGGCTCTGCACCGCATCGCTGACGGTCGTTCCGACATCGGCGAGGCTGACGCCATATCGGGTCTCCCCGATTCCCTCTTCGCGCTCGAGGGTGACCATCAGGTTGCGCGCCGATATCGTTCGGAAATAGGAGACGCCGAGCACAATCGCGGTTCTGATCGGTTCTGGAACAGACGCGCCGTCATCGCCATAGCCGGCGATAAAATCCAGCGTGATGGCATCCGAACTGGCCGTTGCCGATGGCCATGATCCGATCGGCGTAATGTAAGGCCGCTGCGCGTTCTTGATCAGCTTGTAATCGACGTCTTCGGTCAGCGCCACCGAGCTTCCATCCGCGCCGACATAACTGATCGTCAATTGCTGCAGTGGCGGCAACGGAATGTAAACCCGTCTGCCGCAGGGAAAGGCGTCGAGGTGTCCGCGCCAGCTTTGCGTGATCAGCGCGCGATTGAGCCAGCCGACCGCGCCGTCCAGCTGCTGGCGCGACGCCATGATCCAGGCGTTCATCACTTCGTCGGAAATTTCGTCGCCGATCGCCAATCGCGCCTTGGCCTCGGCCGCGGTCAATGGCTCGACGACGGGCGGCGCGACCAGTTCCAACCGCATATAGGCTTGCTGGTCGTCGATCATCCCACCGCCTCACGGTGATAAGCTTCGAACATCGGCTGCAGGCTGCGCATTTCAACCGTGCCATCGGAGTACACGATCCCGATTTCATAACCCGCGATCACGAACTCGACGACGGATCGTCCGGGCGGCCCGATTGGCCCCGGCATGCCGCGCTCGCCCTTCTCGCCGCGCTCGCCCGGCTTGCCGCGGGAACCTTTGGCCCCGAGCACCCAACCGTCGCCGGGCAACGGGCCGGGATCATCCCTGACCGCGCGCCATTCCGAGCCGTTCTGGGCAACCACATCCATTGCCAGATAGCGCTCAGTCTCATTCCAGAGCCCGCAGGCGCGTCCGGCATAGGCTGGCGGCCCGGTCGGCCCAGTCTCCCCTTGGACGCCTCTAGCGCCTTCTAATCCAACCGGACCCACGTCGCCGCGCTCGCCCTTCTCGCCGCGCTCGCCCTGGATGCCGGGCAATCCGTCACGACCATCGCGGCCCGTCTCTCCGCTCGGCCCCGGTGGTCCCTGCGCACCCGTTTCGCCGCGCTCGCCGACCGATCCATCCAGGCCAGGCTCGCCCTGTTCCCCAGGTTTCCCTTCCGGCCCCGGTTGACGCAGCAGGGTAGCCAATTCCTCGACCTTGGCCTCAAGCGTCAATCGCTGCGTCCGCTCTTGCGCCAACACCTCGCCGACCGCAGCGATGATCGCTCTGTCATCCAGGGGCATGGTTCATTGCCCTTTGCAGCAGGAATGCCGCATATGCCTTCTGCTCTTCTGGCGTTTGCGCCGCGGCATTATCGTTGGCCGTGGTCGGCGCCGATGGGGCCGATGGCGACGCGGCAGGCATCGCAGGCAGATCTGCGGCCGCCGACAGTGGCACGAGCTGGGCCTGCGCCCGCGGCTCGTCGCCTTCCTCGGCCGCCGGCAACCCTTCCAGAGCTCGCGCTTCGTTCGGTGAATACACTGAGCCCTGAACGCCCTTGACGAGGCCCTCGATCCGATCCTTGAAGGCACTACGCAATAGCACCCGAGTATCGTACTCGGTCCATTCTCGGTTCGCAGTGACGTCATTCAGGCCGATGAAGGCGTCCAAACTGACTTCGATATGGTTAATCAGCCAACCAAGGCCGGCGGCGAGCCATTCCGCCATCACGGCTTCGCTCGACTTCTGCGTGGCGGTATCGTTGACGCCGAGCAGGATCATCGGGACGCCGAACACAGCCGCGATCGACTGATCGGTCAATTTCAGCATATCGATGATTTGCGCGTCCGCGTTCGAGACCGACAGCGGCTGGAATTTCAGACCCCAGCCGAGAATCGGGACGCCGCCGGAATTCAATCCGACCGCCTGCTCGTTCCACTTGGCGCGCAATTCCTGAATCTGGGCGCCGGACAATTCCCGGTCGCTGGTCAACACGCCGGATGGTCGGCTCATGTTGGACGACAGCGCCGCCGATGTCGTCGTAATCGCCCTGCGGGTTGCCTGTTCGACTTGAAGCGACGCCAGCCAGGTTTCTCCCATCAAGGGATGCCGCGGCGTCGCCAGCTTGATGTGAAAGACATCCCGCGCCGGGATCGATATGTTGCCGCGATCGAATAAGCCGGTCAGCGGATTGAATCCGATCTGATAAAACACTTCGCGAAAGGCTTGGCCTTCCACCAGCACCTGGACCGGATGACATTGCCGCGGGTCGGTCCAATGCAGTGCCGTGACCTCGCTGCGGGAATTGCGCTCGGCGACCCAATAGGAATTTCCGGTCAATAACAGCGACCGGATCAGATGCACCAGGAAATCGCTCGACGTCATGTAGTTGTTCGGCGTCCGCAACAGCCGTGACAGCGCCGACGTCGTGACGATCTCGTTGCCGCCGTCGCCGGTATCGCGCTTGTGGTAGCCCGGCAGTTGCGCGATGGCGCGGGCATAGGCCCAAACGCACGCCTCGACGATCGAGGACGACGGTCCCGGAATGGGATCGTAATCCATCTGCCAGAAGTTGAGGTTTCTACCCCAAGCATCGGGCAGCCAACCCTGGCCCAGAATATTGTACGGGCCAGGGTGGGGATTGCCTTCGCCAGCCGGATTGGCCTTGGTGCGCCAGGGAGCCAGCGCGGCCAGCGCAGAAAGCGGGTTCATCGAGGCCTGGTGGTTGGGGGCGCCGGCGCCGGCTTGACGTCCCTGGTCTCGTATTCGCCCTTGGACTGCGGCGTCATATCGCGCTTGACGCCCTTCTTCGGCTCCGGCTCGGCGACCCATTGCGCCTTTGCCCAGTTCATGGACGCTTCATAAGCATCCTGACGCTCCTGCTCGGTGAGAGGATCATGTGGATGCTCATCAAGCGGGGCGAACGGATCGATCGCCCAGTGATCATTGATGGCGGCCGTGGCATCGGCGGTCGACATCGTCAGCCGGCTATCCCGGTATGGCCCGAGAATTACTTGAACTTCGGTGGTTTCATCAGCCATGTTTACCACCCCACTGCTGTGATGGTTTGCACCATCGAGGCCCGCGTCATCGCCCAGGTGACATACAGCGATAACCGGATAGCGATCGAATCGGTTTGGAACAGCGACCGCATCGGCGCCGCGACCACGTTCGGCGTACCGGTGGTGCCGAGGGCGAGGGGCGTCGTGTCTTCCTCGTGCAACGTGGCCTCATTGGACACAGCAAACCTGGGCGTGTCTCCGGTCGCAGTAGCGAACCACTCCGCGTCAACCGCGATCACCTGACCCACCGGAACGGTTCTGGACGAGACAATCCGGGCAATGCCGAACTTGCCTGCAGCCTGCAACAATCCGTCGAACACGAAATCGCCGGTCGTGGTTGTCGCCATGGTCAGGGAGCGGGCTTGCGCCGGATTGACCATCAGCACGATCCTGCCACCGCCGCCGAGCGCCTCCATCGGTTTGATCAGAGCATTGAGGTCGTCAATGATCTTCTGAACTGTCGTCGCCGCCGCGGATGCTGTAACCGGAGTAACGCCGTTGAGCAGGCCGGCAGGCCGACTGCCCGAAGCCGCGACGTTGTCAATCAGGAAGCCGTCGAGCGATTCCTGCGTATCGTCCGTCATCGCCTTGCGCAGAATCCCCTCAATCGCAGGGGTACTATAAAAGGCCATTTCCTCCGTAAAGGTTGTGATCACCGCCAGCTTCGTGGGCGTCATCGTAATCGGCGCCAGACTGATCTTCTTCACAGGTTTCGGCGAGCCTTCCCCGACCCACGCGCCTGCCGCCTTTGAGGTATTGGTGCGCGTCGGAATCTTGACCACGCCATTGGAGCCGAAGTCAATTCGCGTGCCGGTTTCCGACAATGGCCCGTAGAGCGAATTGGCAATCAGGCGATCGAGAAAACCGCCATAGGCGATCTGCACCAATTCAGCCGCATAGCCGGCGGTGCCGGTCATGGCCGGATTGACGGCGGCGCGCAGCACGATCTGTGTGCCCTCGTCGTTGCCGTACATGTTGCGCAAGCAATGATCGGTCGGCATCTGCGAAGCAAACGAGCGCAGCGCCACCGCCATTGCCCGGTAGGTGTAATCAACCGGCTCGATCTTCTTCTTTGGTATGCTGAACGCCGGAGATGCCGGAGAAATGATCTCCTGCAATTGTGCTGGCTGCGGCGTACCGATTCGCACTGCGAGGCTCTTTTCCTTTTTCTCCAAAGCACTGAGTTCGTTCTGTTCGGCCTCGATCATGTCTGGTAATTCGTCGGAATATTTCTTTTCCTCATCGGTGAGATCATCCTTGCTGACAAGATCAGTGAGTTCGTCGCGCAGGCCGACAATCCTTTTTT